TGGTTACGCTCGCACCAGGCAAGCACATCGTACAAAGTGCCATGAACGCGCGCGAGCACTGCCATGCTTTGGTATTCCTGTACCGTGTAGGAATGGCGCATCGGAATATCGAAACTCATTGTGGTAACTCCTCTTGTGAGCGAGCACCAGGCACCGCGCGGGACATCCGGCAGGCCTGGTGCGGTCGGTGCTATGCGAGCGGCTTACCGCACGGCAGGCAGTGCTCGCGCGCGTACTGGTATTCTGATTCTGCGATATCATCAGCGATCACGCGTAAGATTCGCCGTTGTCCCGCGTGATACAACTGCCGCGCACCGCGTTCCGCGATCACGCGCATATCGGCGCGTACGCGCATCGGATAGCTCATCAGCAAGCGATTTGCCTTATCAGTCCATTGCATCGGTGTATCCCTTCTCATTGATCGGTGCCTGCCGCACTGTTACGGCAGGCCTGGTGCGCGAGCTAACCGCAGTGATTACCCGCATGCGGTCGGTGCCTGTATTCGCCGTACGGCTTGCCTGGTGCATCGGTGCGTGTGAACGGTGCGGCAGGCCTGGTGCTTCCCGTGAGATTGCCTGTATGCGGTCGGTGCTTATAAACACCGTACGGCAGGCCTGGTGCATCGGTGCGGTCGGTGCGTGTAAGTGTTGCGAGAATGCGAGCGAGCATCGGTGTATCCCTTCTCATCGGTCGGTGCCTGCCGCACGATACGGCAGGCCTGGTGCGATCGGTCGGTGCTAGCGGCAGGTATTCGCCATAGTGATTCGATAGACTGCCTGCCGCACATCGTTCGCAGTCACGAGACGTGCACGTCGGTAACCATCTTCGTAAAGATTCGCGACCGATTGTTCTGCCATGCGCGCGAGCATCGGTGTATCGCCTGCGACTAGCGGTCGGTAGGTATTCACCAGTGCGCGCGCCGTATTCGTCCATTTCATCAGTGTTGCTCCTCTTGTGTGAGCACCAGGCACCGCGCGGGACATCCGGCAGTGCCTGGTGCGATCGGTCGGTGCTATGGTGTCGGTGCGATCGCTCGCGCGAGGAGCGGCAGTGCCTGCCGGAAATAGCAATCGTGTTGATCGCGCGCGAAGAGCGGCACAATCATGAATGCTTCCCACTGTTGGAGCGTGTGCCGCAGTGGGGACGCTGCAACGGCCGCGCGATATTTCGCGAGATTCGCGTACGCGCGCGGCAGGCCAAACATACGGGACATATGGACATCGATGCATGGGCAGGCATCGTATCCCATCAATGCGCCCATGAATGTTGACTTTGCCGGTCCTAGTCCCGATATGCTGATGAGACTAGAAACCAGTGTTTCTCCGGACGTATCCGCGTACAGCGCAATATCGAAATCGGCCGCAATCCATGCACCGACCGACCGCGCGGCATTCACGTGATACGACAATCCAACGATTGGATGTCCCGCTAGCCAACGCGCATACTGCCGCTCCTGATTGAGCACCGTGTTATGCACCGATAGGGTAGCGAAGACACCAGCATGCAGTGTGAGCAATCGTAGTGCGTCAATGGCGCGCACATCACCTGCCATTGCCAACCGCACCAGGCGAATACGCATCGATCGCAGTTGATGCCAATTAATCTCGTATCGGTGCCATTGACGTACGGGAACGCTAGCCATGATTCGTGCTCCTCTTGTCTGTTGTGTTGAAACCGTTTCAACACTTCAAGTAGCACTATAGGACATCGGATGATCGATTGCAAGACATCAGGCAGGCAATATCGCGAGCTCTCGTGTGAGACGTGGCATGCAGTGCACCAGTGCTCTTGTTCCGCCCGATGTGTGCAAGTGTTCACAATGTCCCGAAAAACGGCGTGATCGGTGCCTGCCTGGTGCCTTGTGTCGGTCGGTGCCTGGTGCGATCGATCGGTGCTCACACGCGCGCGTACGCGTGCATGCAGGTATGAATGTGAGCACTGCCTGCCTGGTGTCGGTGCTAGCTTCCGATAAACTTTCATTATCGGAAGTTAGGAATGCGGCCGCACAACCGCGAGCACTGCCGCGAGCACTGCCGTACGCGTTACCCGATCGGTGCGATTGATCATGATCATTGATCGGTGCTCGCGGTGTCGGTCGGTGCCTGCCTGCCGCACCAGGCCTGCCGGTGCGATCGATCGGTGCCCATGCCGATACCTTCTGTCGCCCTAACCGTTTGGGAGGGGCGGCCTACCCTTCTGACCGGGGAGCACTGATACACACCCCACCAGCCCGTTGGTTAGGCGCATAACCGGGGCATGGCCGAAGAAAGGCTCGTTCCGCCACAGGCCCGCATCCCATTTTCCCTGAGCATCTCAACCGAGGAGGCACCGATGACCGTCGAACCGAGAGCGCGTGTGATCCCGATCACGGCGAAGAACCCACGCGGATCGGGACGGCCACCGGGAAGACCGCACACGGGGGGGAAGCCAGCGGGATGCACGCCACGCGCAGCAGCGGAGGCACTCCGAGACTGCAAGGGGCTGATCACCGACGCGGCGAAGGCATTAGGCATCCTGCCGAGGACACTGCGGGCCTACATCTACAAGCACCCGCAGGTATCGGAAGCCTACAAAGAGGCACGCCAGCAGCTGGGCGACCTCTGCGAACTCAAGCTCTTCCAGGCGATCGACCGGGGCGAGTCGTGGGCGATCAAGTTCTACGCGACGACACAGATGCGCGACCGGGGCTACGGCGACAAGCCGACGGCGATGGACACGGGCGGCGCGACGAAGGTGGAGCAGCCGAAGAGCCTGACGATCGACTACGACGCCTACAACCGGGCGTATGAAGAGGCGATGAATGTCATCCGCGATGGGCAGGGTACTGACACCAACTGACCACGCGCGTGAGCTACTGACGCACACGATCGAGGACAACCCGTACATCCCGCACGCACCGACGACGCGGCAAGCGCTCTTCCTCGCCTGCATGGTACGGGAGGCCTTCTACGGTGGGGCGGCAGGGGGCGGGAAATCGGACGCCTTGCTGATGGCGGCGGTGCAGTTCATCGACGTGCCGGGGTACAACGCCCTGCTGCTGCGCCGGACCTACGCGGACCTCTCGTTACCGGGGGCGATCATGGACCGCTCCCACGAGTGGTGGGACGGCACGGCCGCGCGCTGGCACCGGCACGACAAGCGCTGGGATTTCCCCAGTGGCGCGCGCGTCTCGTTCGGCTTCCTCGCCACCGACGCCGATCTGGAGCGCTACCGGGGCGCGGAGTTCCAGTTCTGCGGACTGGATGAGAGCACGCAGTTCACGGGCAAGCAGATTCTCTTCCTCTTCTCCCGGCTGCGGCGACTCTCGGGCAGCAACATCCCGATCCGGCTCCGCAACGGCTCGAACCCCGGTGGCATCGGCCACGAGTGGCACAAGGAGCGCTATCTCAATCCGCTCACCCAGCGCGAGCGCCCGTTCTTCCCGGCGAAACTGCTCGACAACCCGTACCTCGACCAGAAGGAGTACACGCGCTCCTTGGAAAATCTCGATCCCGTCACGCGCGCGCAGTTGCTCGAGGGCGACTGGAACGCGCGCTTCGATGGTGGGCTGTTCCGCCGCGAATGGTTCACCCCGATCGACGCCCTGCCCGATCAGGCGAACCGCGTCCGCTACTGGGACTTGGCGGCGACGAAACAGACCGGGTCATCCGATCCGGACTGGACGGTCGGCGTCCGGGTCAGTCGCGACCGGCAGGGGCTGTGGACGATCGAGGATGTCCGCCGCATCCGGGGCACGCCCGCCGAGGTCGAGAACCTGATGCGCCAGACCGCCGAACTCGACGGCACGTCGGTACGGATCTTCATCGAGCAGGAACCGGGCGCGTCGGGCAAGATCGTCACCGACCGCTTCATCCGCGAGGTGCTCGTCGGCTATGCCGTCTACGCGGTGCGCGCCACCGGCCCGAAGTTGGAACGCGCCAAGCCCTACAGCGCCCAGGTGAACGCGGGCAATGTCCGCATTCTCCGTAGCACGTGGAACACGGCGTTCTATGACGAGCACGAGGCCTTCCCACTGGGGGCGCACGACGATCAGGTCGATGCCGCCAGTGGCGCATTTGCCCAACTGGCGGTCAAAACGACGGGCGAGATCATCGTCGGCGGCACGCGCGCGCCGGTGAAACTGACCCTGCAAGCGATTCGCTGATGGGTGACTATCTCACCATCGTTGCCGATCCACCGTGGCAGGAACGGACCATCGGGCGTTGGAAGGTCGCGAAGCACCATCTCCCCGCCGCGTTGCCGTATCAGACGCTACCGTTGGACGCCATCTGCGCGCTGCCCATCGCCCCGCTGGCAGCGGTTGGCGCGCACCTCTGGCTCTGGACCACGAATAGCCACCTCGATGCCGCGTTCGACGTGCTGCGGGCGTGGGGGTTCACCTACCTGACGACCGTCACGTGGGTCAAGCCCTCTGGTTTCGGTGCCTACTTCGCCAGTACCACCCAGCATTGCCTGTTTGGCTACTTCCAGAAGTGCAAGTTCCCGCACGCACGCTGGCAACCGACGCACTTCACGGCCAGTGTCAAGCGACACAGCCAGAAGCCCGAGCAGTTCTATGACCTCGTGGAGCGCGTCAGCCCCGCTCCCCGGCTTGAGCTTTTCGCCCGCCGCATGCGTCTTGGCTACGACGTTTGGGGCGATGAAGTGCCATCGTCAATCACGCTACCGGTCTAACACGTGTCGTTTCGCCCGCTTTTTACCGGAAACGGCGGCAAATGGGCGGAAAAGGGGTGATGTATGGCCGAAACGGTCATTTCTGAGGAAATCTCAGTCGGTGGCACCCCGGCACGCCCCGGCACGCCCGGTATGCCCGCCAGGACCGAGCAGTTGTTCGCTCCCGCCACCGTCGAAGTCGTCGCCGGTGGTCGCGCCCAGTGGACCGCCAACATCCCCAAGGCGCTGCCCTTTCAGTTCGACGATCTCACCACCGACTTCGGCGACGACATCTATCAAAAGATGCTGATGGACCCCCAGGTCTCGGCCTGCCTCAATACGCTCAAGACCGCGATCCTCTCCGACGGTGTCTCGATCACCTCCGCCATCCTCGACGCCACCGCGCCCGGTTTCAAACGCGCGCAGACGATCGCCGCCTTCGTCCAGAGCGACATGGAGAACCTCGAGCCGACGCTCGACAGCGTCCTCTGGTCCCTCCTCGACGCGATGGCGTACGGCTCGAAGGTGGCGGAGCAAGTCTACCGGCTCGCGGGCGGGCAACTGCACCTCGCGGCGCTCAAGGTCAAACCGCGCCGGGTGACCGCGTTCGTGGTTGATGCCTACATGAATGTCCTCGGCATCCTCGCCGTCGTCCCCGGCACCGCGTCCTCCGCCACGCTCAGTACGATGCTGATTCCCGATCCCGCCAGCATGCCGAACATGCTGCCGCGCGACAAGTTCGCCGTCTTCACGCACTGGCCGAAGGACGCCGATCCACGCGGCACCTCGATCCTCCGTCCCGCCTATCGCCCGTGGTGGGACAAGCAGCAGATGGTGCCCGAATATCTGAAATACCTGACGCAGTTCGCCTCGGCGTCGATGATCGCCACCGCGCCCGAGCAGAACTCGCCGTACACGACGACCGATGCCGAGGGGACGACGACGCAGCAGAGTGTCGCCCAGCAGATGGCGGCGGCACTGCAAGATTTCCGCAACGGCACCTTCCTCGTCCTGCCCTACGGCTCAACCGCCAAGCCGATCGAGGTCGCGGGCGAAGGTGTCCCCTTCATGCACGCGTTCGATCGATTCGACCGGCAAATCTCGACGGCGATCCTGCACCAGACGCTCGCCACGCAGGAAAGTCGGCACGAGACGCGCGCCGCCGCCGAGGTCCATCAGGACATCCTCGCCCTGCTGATTCGCCTGGGCAAGCGCGCGCTGGCGCAGATGCTCCGCAACGATGTCTTCCGTCCGCTCGTGCGCTACAACTGGGGCGACGACGCGGCCAATCGCTTCACGCCGACCGTCAACCTCTCCGAGATCGAAGCCGAAGACCTCTCGCCCCGGATGATCGCCGTCGCCAACATGGCCGACAAAGGTCTCATTTTCCCGAGCCAACTGCCCGACCTGTTCGCCGATCTCGATCTCCCCGAGGCATCGCAGGAAGACCTCGCCCGCTACGCCGAGCAGTTCGCCGCTCCCCCGCCGCAGGCCGCGCCCACCCCGCCACCGACCGCAGCGGGCACGCCCGTCACGCCGACGACCACCGACACCACGCCACCGGTCCCACCGGCCCAGGACAACAACCCTAGTCAGGAGGAGGCAATGGCATGATGGTCAGCTTCGCACTAACCTTTAATCTCCGTGGGTTGCTCTTCCTCATTGGCGCGGTCGTTCTCGGTGTGGTCGCCGTGGCACTGCTCGCACCGGCACCTCGTCCGAACTGGCCCCTCGGTGCGGTCGCCGCCGCGTTGTGTCTCGGCTTCGTGGGCTGGTTTTTGTGGGCGGCGGGTGCCTGAGAGGAGAACGTCATGTCGAAATGGGGCACCGCGACAGCGGCGGAAAGACGTTCCGCCCCAGCAGGGACATTCTGCGGGACAAACAACTCTTTCCCGGTCGCGGATCAAGAGGATGTCAACAACGCGGTGCGCGCGCTCGGTCGCGCCGGTGGTGATACCGCGCCGATCAAGTCGTGCATCATCCGCAAGGCAAAGGCGAACAACTGGACGCTGCCGCAGGCATGGATGAGCGCGGGGACACCGGTGGCGACCTTCGCGCTCGCGGATGCCAGCATCAACGCGGACACGGTCACCCGGCGCGGTCTGGTCTTCCGTGCAGGCGATTACCCGGACAAGCAGTTCGCGGCGACGATCGAAGACCTCTATGCCGCCGCCACGAGTTTTGTGCCCGTGGACAATGATCTGGAGCACGTCCCCACCGTCCTCTCAGGAAAACTCGGGATGCTGACCAGCGTCTCGCTCTCGGAGAGCGGCGAGGAGTTGTACGGCGAGGTGGAGATTCCGCGCTGGCTCCACGACGCCATCGGAGACGCGCCGATCAAGTCCTCGCTCTCGTGGGACCGTGAATCGATGCAAATCGTCGGCAACGCCCTCGTGCTGGAGCCACGCGTCGAGGATGCAGCCCTGATGAGCGCCTACACGGCCTTTACCGCCAGTCAACCGAACGCAGACCCGCCAACGGTCGTAGCGCCCGCTACGACGCCTGCCGAGGACATCAGCGCAGAGGCCGCGATCGGCTTCTGGTCCACCGTGCGCGCCCTGATGACAGGGCAAGACCCAAAGCCGCCGTCTGTCGTACCCGGAACCGTTCCACCACCGCAGGCGGCAACCGCGCCCACCGGCGCAGAGGAGGCACCCGTGAGTTTCGCGGAGTCCGAAGAGTACAAGGCGATGCAGGCGACGATTGCCGCCCTGACCGCCGACAACACGGCGCGCGCCGCGCGTGAGCAAGCGCGCGAGCGAGACATCATTGCCGAGCGCGCCGCGACCTTCGCGGACGCTGAGATCAACGCCCTGCGTGCCGTGCCCGCAGAGCGTGACGGTCTCGTTGCCGCCTTCACCGACGCGGCCACCGATGACAGCAGCACCCCGCGCACCGTGACGTTCTCGGTCAATGGCGAGCAGAAGGAAGGCAGTCGCGTCGATGCGCTGCGCGCGCGCCAAGCCGCCCGCACGCCGCACACCCTCACCAAAGAGCAGGTGGCCGAGGGCACCGTCCTGATGGCACAGCGCCCCGCCAACACCGCGCCGGTGAAGATGAGCGCCGAACGCAAGGCGGAACTGCTGGTCGCCTCCGGATTCTCCGTCAACAGCTAGCCCCCCAACCCTCCACTCCCCGTCTCACTCAACGCCCAACCTTGGGAGGAATCATCATGCCGAACGCACCGGTTACTGTCTTCAGTGGTCTGCGCCTCGATCCCTACATGGACCCGGACGACGCGCTCGAGTTCGCCATTTCACTCAAGGCCAGCACGTCCTACGCCAAGGGCACCGTCCTCGGTGAGATAACCGCCACACCCGGCACCTTCGCCGCCTACGCCACTGGCAATGGCGACGGTTCCAACACGCCGCGCTGCATCCTCCAGTACGCGGCCGTCACCGACGCCAGCGGCAATATCACGATCGCCGGTGAGCAAGGGATGACCCGGAAAGACGTTCCTGCGTATTTCGCGGGCACCTTTGCCTGCGCCGATCTCGTCGGTCTCGATGCCGGTGGCGTCACCGCTGCTGGCTGGCGGCTGATCAACGGCTCGGCCACCACCGGTGTTGTCCGCCTGGGCTAACGCGCCCCCATCCCCCCTCGATCCACTTTCGCTTTAGCCTAAGGGGGCTATTCCATGGCCGACGTGATTTTCCCCAGTAACGCCGAGTTGACGGAGATTTCGCAGGACTTGATGCCGCGTCTGCAAGCGGGGCGCGTGACCTTCGACTTCTTCCCGATCGTCACCCAGGACGCGTGGCTCTTGATCTGGGAGCAGTTGGACAATTTCCAGGGTCTGCAATACGCGCGCGGCCTCAACGGCCAGCCGACGCGGATCAAGAAGACCGGCGCAAAGCGCTTCGCGATGCAGCCCGGTGTCTACGGTGAGTTCGAGTACATCGATGAGGAAGAACTGACCATCCGGCGTCAGTACGGCACGTTCAATGCGCCGATCAACCTCACCGACCTCGTCTCGACCGCGAACGTCAAACTGCTTCAGCGCGAGTTGGACCGGATGGAGGCGATCATCTGGACGCTGCTCACCACCGGCACCTTCGCCGTTGCCGGTCCCACGGGCGCGATCGTCCACACGGACATCTTCACGATGAAGACGCAGACACCGCTCAATGGGGCGTGGTCAACCACCGCGACCTCGACGCCGCTCGCGGACTTGCGTGCCACGGCGCTCCTCGGTCGCGGCACCTCGGCCAACTTCGGCGCGGGCGCGAAGGTCTATGTCAATCAGGTGACCGCCAACAACATCATCGCCAACACGAATGCCGCCGACCTCGGCGGCAAGCGCTTCGGGCTGGGCACGCTCAACAACCTCAGTGATGTCAACACCCTGCTGACGATGGACGGTCTCGCCAATATCGCCGTCTACGATCAGGGCTACATCGATGAGACGGGGACGTTCCAGACCTTCATCCCGAACGCGAAAGCGGTCGTCATCGGCCAGCGACCGGGCGGACAGGTGCTGGGGAACTACCGGCTGGTCAGAAATGCCAACAATGACGGCTTCGGCCCCGGCCCCTACTCGATGGTCGTCGATAACATCGATGACGGCCCGCCACGCAGCATCGCCGTGCACCGGGGCCACTCGGGTGGGCCAGTACTCTTCTTCGGCACCGCGATTGTGCAGATGAACGTGTAGTTAGCGGGTGAGCGGGTGAGGGGGAGCGGCAACTGCCGCATTGGAGCCGACTCTCTCTCGCCCCCTCAGACTGGGGGTACACCATGTCCGCAGGCAATGTCCGTCGTTCCCATCAGGAACCCGATCGCGGTGACGGTCCCGGCAACAGTGGCACCGCACTCTCCGCGCGCGATGCCGCGCAAGCGCGCAAGCAACCGCCCGCTGGCAGTGCCGCCGGGTACGTCGTCGTGCACACGCTCATCCATTCATCGACCGTTGGCTGGCAGGAGCGCCGCGTCGTGCTGCCCGAAGACCTCGCTGAAGCAGATGTCACTGAGGACCAGATCGCCCGTCTCGATCGCCTTGCCGCGTGGCGTCCGGCCACGCCGGAGGAACTGAAAGCGGCGCTGGACGCGAAGCAGGCGGCGGAGGACGCGGGCGTGCCCTTCGACGGCTACTCCGTCCCGGCGGAGCCGCCACCGGAAGCCACCCCGCAGAGCGCCGTGGTGGGCGAACGAGCATGAGCACGTGGCTGAGTGACGCGCAGCAGAAAACCCTGATTCTCAGCGAGGTCGGGGATTACAACGGCGTCGTCGCGGCCAACATCGACCTCCTCTGGTCGTTCTACGCGCCCTATGCCACCTTCCCGCCGCTGCAATACCTGCTCACCAAGCGGCACGCGCTGACGATGCTCGCCGGTCAAGTCTGGCAAGCGGTCGATGCGACCGTCGATGACACACGCGAGAACCTCTCCGACATGCACAAGGCGCTGATGGATCAGATCGCCATGCTCGACAAGGAGATTCTCCAGAGCATGAACGAGTTGACCGGGATGGCGGGTCTCGGTGTCCAGGGTGGCGTGATCGTCGCCACGGCACCGATGGCTCCGCCCTCCGGTTACCCGGACGCGAACTCGCCTGCCTATCTCGGCAACCCGTACTACCCGATCGGGGGGCCACTCCGATGAGCGCCACGACACCGTATCTGAGCGCACCGACGCTCGCGGCGCTGATGACGCTCGATGAGAGCGCGATGCGCTCCACCTGCACGATCACGCGGCACGTCGCGGGACCGCCGAACGCGGACAACTCGCCCTCGGACGGCACGGACTATGTCCAGAGCAACATCAAATGCCGCTTCACGCAACTGCGGCGCGCGCCGTCGATCGAAGACCTGTACATGCAACGGATCACCGAGGTGTCGGAGGCGTTCATTCGCGTGCCGGTCGGCACCGATGTGCTCACCTCCGACACGATCACGCTCGATGGCAACCAGTACGAGATCGTCGGCACGAACGAGGACCGGACCTTCACCACCAGTGTCAAGCTGGCCGTCCGCAGGCTCACCTAGGAGGGGGCAATGGCAGACAAGGAAAAGAGCGAACCGAAGGAAGCGAAGGAAGCGAAGGCCGCGCCAGCGGCAGCACCGGCAGAGGAACCGGCAACGCAGCCCGCTCCCGAAGGGGAAACGCCGAACATCCCACCGGATCGGGAGGCGGAGGCGCGGATGATCGCGGCGGCGCAGGCTGCGGCACAGGCCGCGCTCTTCGGGGCCGTGCCGGTTGAGGACGCGTCCTGATGTCGATCACGATCACCGTCGAACAGAAGGTGACGGCACAGCAGCGGCGGCGCGATGCGCGCGCGGTCATCCGTGAGTATGCCGAGCGCATCCAGCAGCGCGCCGAGGAACTCGTGCCGCACGACACCGGCGCACTGCACGCCTCGATCCGGATGGAACTGATCGACGGTGGTTTCGTCATCCACGCCGGTGAGGGACTCGATGACGAGCGCGCCAAGTTTCAGGAGTACGGCTTCCACCATGTTTCCACCGGCGCGTTCATCCAGAACCCGTTCCTCCGTCCCGCCTTCGAGCAGTACAAGGAGGCGCTCCTTGTCGATCTCCTCGCCGCCGTCATCGGTGGTGAGGTCACCTAAAGGGGGAGCCTATGACCGTCGGCACGTATCCTCCCGTCACGCGGGACACGGATACGTATCAGATCGTCGTCGCCATCGTGCAATCGCTGCTCGCGGACAGCCGCGTCACCGGGGACAGCGCAGCGAATGGCTACCAGGGCACCGGCACGCGCGTCTTCCCCGAGGCCAACATCGCTGCCGACATCCCCGGTACGGGGCAGGAGTTCCCGTACTGCGTGGTGACCGCCCCCGCCAACACGGTGCCGTACGACTACACCGCGTCCTACTTCGACGGCATCTTCGACATCACCGTCGTTGATCGCGCCCACACCCCGAAGAACATTAGCGGCGGCACCCAGAATGTCGTCCCCGTCGCCGCTGCCGCGCAGGCGCGCCTCCTCAACCACCCGCTCACGGTCACGGGCATGACCGGCGTTTCCGTCGCACCCGAGAGTGCCGCACGCGGCACCGCATACGTGCAGCAGGGTGTCGTCTATCGCCAGCGCCAGTTCACCGTCCGCGTGCGTGCGGCCAGGATGTAACGACCGTTACATCGCGACCCTCCCAACCACTCGCCATCTCGCATGGAGGTATCATCATGGCTTCGGCACCACCCGAGATCAATCCGCTCGTTATCACCCCCGCCGCGCCCATCCTGCCGATCTCCGGTGTGGATGGCTATATCGCGCTCTGTCTCGGCATCAGTACGCCGAAGGCGGGCGAAATCTTTCAGGAGATCGCGCACGCGCCCGGTGGTTCCCGTACCTACAGCAAGCAACTGTACACCGTCGCGGATCGCGGCAAGAAGATCGCCGATTCGCGCGTACCGCCGAAGATCTACATCGATGGCGGGACGGCGATCTCGCCCACGCAGTACCGCTGGTTCCCCGGTGGTGCGTTCATCTTGTTCTTCCAGCCGATCGTCGCCACACCCGGCGCGATCACCGCCGATTTCAACTACATCCCGACCTCGACGGCAACCGGCGAAGTGTACGGCCTCTTGCACGTGAACAACTGGCAGTTGAATCTCGCTGCCAACCCGATCCCCGGTGACGAGTACGGCACGATGATGGCGCCGAACTATCGCGGCAAAATGGCAGGCACGTGGCAGTTCGAGCGCTATTCCTCGGCCTCCGCCGTTGACCTCTACATGCTGATGATGGAGCGGACCTTCTTCGTGATCTCGCTCTATGAATCCCTGATCGAGCAGCGGCAATGGATTTGTTACGGCGACATTGGCGCTTCGCCGATGTCCGCGCCCACCGCTGGCATGGTTGGGGGCACCGTGACGGGTACACTCGTGTCTCAACCTTCCCTCATTGTCGAGCCTCTGGCAGCATCGTTCACTCCGTAACCGAGTAGTGGTCGGTGGGGATCACGGCTGTCCGAGGACCGAATCGCATTCGCGGACCTTCCCCAATCACCCCTCCGGTTCGCACCCAGCCTCCCTGTCGCGGGGAGGCGGGCGGCGCTGTGTGAACCACTGACCCCTACTCCCGATGAAACGAGAAGAAGACTCCCATGGCAACGAAAACCATCACGCCGAACGGCGTTTCCACGGTGGACCAGATTTTCGCGCTCGTCGAGGACCGCTACGCGCCGCAGCGCTTCGAGATTCCCGACTACCCCGGCTCCGTCGTCGAGGTGCAGATGCTCTCATCGGGGGAGGAAGAGCATGCGAACATGTACGCGCGCATGGCCGACGGATCGCGCAACTCCGACGCCTTCATCCGTATCTTCGTCGCCTACGCGCTCGCGTCCCCGAAACTGGCCGAGGACAAGGACAAGAGAGTCCAGGCAGAAAAGATCGCGGCGCTCTTGGAGCGCTTCCCGACCGATTGGATGACGCCGATCTTCCGCAAGGCCTACGACATGACCACCGAGTACCAGCAGAAGCGCCAGGAACGGGAGCGCGAGGGTGATAAGGTGGTGCCTTTTTTTCCGAGAGTAAGTTCCGGGCGTTTGTCATTGCAGACCGTCTCGGACGACTCGGACACGAGATCCTAGACTTGCCACAGTGGCAGCAGGACGAACTCTACGACTTCTACACCCTCTACGGCAGCACGGACGCGGACGGCAAGATCACCGGTATCTTCCGGCGCGCGCGCTCGATTGCCGACGACGGTGCGCTTGATGTCAACTTCGCCGACTTCGCGGCGGGCAATCTCTCGCCCTCCGTGCTGGCGCGCGCCCAGACCTACAACGACGGCGCGACGACGAGCGCCACGCACGTGGACGCGATGATGGAAAGAGATTGGTAGGCAGTCGTGCCAGAAGGCACCGAGATCACCCTCAGGTTTGTCGCGGACGATACGCAGGCGACCGCAGCCCTGAATCGGATCAAGCAGAAACGCGACGAATTTGCCCGAGAGAAGACAACCAGCGAGATCGACTTCAACGATCAGGCGGCGCGCGCGAAGCTGGCAGGCCTCCGCAACGAGTTCGCGCGCCTTCAGGCGGAGCGTGTCGGCATCCGGATCGAGGCCGATACCACGCAGGTGCAGCGCAGCTACCAGCAGATCGAGCGCGAGACGCAAATCCTGACGGCGCAGACCCGCCTCCTCAAGATCAATGTCGATACGACGCAGGCGGAAGCCGCGACCGACTCGCTGATGGGCAAGCTGCAAAACATCGCCGCCTACAGCGCCGGGTATCAGTTCTTCCGGCTGTTCGAGAACGCGGTCGGTGCCGCCGGTCAGGCGATCGTCGGTTTCAACTCCCAACTGGAGCAGACCCGGATCGCCTTCACGCAGATGCTCGGCTCGGCGCAGTCGGCGGACGCCTTCCTGGCGCAGTTGCAAAGCTTCGCCCAGGCAACGCCGTTCCAGTTCGGCGACCTGACGAAACTGTCGCAGCAGTTGATGGCGATGGGGATCGCGGCGAACGATGTCATCCCCGACCTGACGGCAATCGGCAACGCCGTCGCCGGTGTCGGTGGCAGCACGGACGTGCTCCAACGGGTGGTCATGGCCTTCGGCCAGATTTCCAGTGCCGGGAAGGCGAACGCGCAGGACTTGCGGCAACTGACGGAGGCGGGCATCCCTGCCTACCAGATGCTCGCGAAGACGCTGGGCACCGATGTCGCCGGTGCGATGAAGCAGGTGACCGCTGGTACGGTCGATGCCGCGACGGCGATGGACGCCCTGACGACCGGCATGAACGAGCGCTTCGGCGGGCTGATGGAGGCGCAATCGAAGACGCTCCTC